CCCCTTTCGGGGTACACGCCGGGTGGATGGAAAACCACCAGCTCAAGACCAAGTTATGGTCTTGATCTAAAACCACGGGCCCCTGTTCCATGGACTTGGGAATCCATGGATCCACACCCGGCCACTCAATCCCCTTTCCATAAGGGATTGGTTGAGTGGACTTGTGTCTCCTATCCCACCGCCCGGGACCACATATTGTGGTCAGCACGGGTGGACCAATATCTTATTAGACAGGTCCATAGGTGGGCACCAATTCATGAAATATGAACAAATATTATTACTTTCATTTGAGAGTAATAATACTTGCCATCAAGGAACTCTTTAGAGTCCCTGGCTTTCATAAATTGGTATGGAGATACATTAGTTATTTCCATCATTTGAGAACAAATAATGGACTTGAATTTGCTATTAAGCAATTCAAGGAGATAAGACTTATAATTACTAGATATATATGTGGTAAACCACTATATACTAATAATAGTTTTATCTCTTTAACTAATGGGTTCCCCACAAGATTCCTTTGATTAAAGGAATTCATTGACAGTAATAGGGATAATGTGAATGCCATGAGAGCAGTGATGACTCTCGTAACATTCACACGTGGAATAATTCCTACCAAGAAGGAGGAGAATAGCATCAAAGTAAAATTTGATACTATAACTCAACCTTATAAAGGTAAGAATTATACCATCCCTACTTGGTTTATAAAAGCCTGAATAAACTTTTATAAATTCAAGAAGGAGTATGGTGTAGACTTACAAAAGGATGCTTACTTTTCAATGAAAAGTAGCCCTTTTGGAATGTCTATACTATCATCCTTTTACTGTCTTGCAGGTTTAAGTTATGGATTACTACAATCTCTCTTCAACCTTTTCTCAAAGGATGATGAGAAATTGACTCATAATTATAATTTTGCAATTAATAATTATGAGTTACTTAAAGCAAAAGGTTTATTGAAAATCAATACACCTGGAGCTTTAAGTATAGTAAAGGATCCAGAACTAAAAATGAGAGTAATAGCCATGTTAGACTATTATTCTCAATTAGCTCTGAGACCTATCCATAACTACCTGCTTGAATGCCTTAAAAGGTTACCTTGTGATAGAACATTCACACAAGACCCTCAGTTCACAGCTGGAACTGGTAAATCAGGAGATCATTTCTGATCTCTTGACTTATCAGCTGCCACTGATAGATTCCCAATTACCATTCAAAAGAAGGTAATTGCTCATATCTTTGGATATGATATATCCAACGATTGAGTGAATCTATTAGTGAACAGAGTATATTCCTATGGGGAGAACAACTTCAAATATGAAGTTGGTCAACCCATGGGGGCATACTCCAGCTGAGCAGCCTTTACCTTGACACACCACCTGGTTGTGCACTGATGTGCATACCTGGAGGGGTATGACATAG